ACTAGCGTCAAGCCGATCTTGTAGCCATTCCATCCGCTCCCGGCATTCAAATTCTCCTACCCGCGTCAACCTTCCAGTCTGCTCCAATGGAGAGATGTACGACCATAGCCCTTCATGATGCTTGTGATGAGGATCGATCACAAAACCTTGCGAGTCTTTTTCGATTGACAACAGGCTTGTAATCAGGTACGCAATCGACAGGGTTTTTCCGCTGCCCTGTGCTCCTGCGACGGCCATGCTTCTGATTTCATTGATGCTTCTATTTTGCGGCTCCCCTTGACAAAAACCCATGCAGAGGGGTTGACCAGGCGCGACTTTTCCGGCATCATAGAGTTGGCGGAACGTCGGCACGGGCGTCAATTGTGGCATCGCAGCAGATGAGCTTGACTGGACTGGATGTGGCAACGCGGCAAGTCTGCCCGTAATCGCTTTTGTGAGTTGCAATGACATCTCAAGCGCCTTCTCAGGATTCTGCGCTCTCACACCTTCAATATGCGCGACTAATCCCATGAACTGCGCAAAGTCAGGACTCTTGACCGTCTGGAAGTGGATACGCAACACAGATGACCCGATATGCTGTTCAATGACAGAATTCGCCCGCAGGTGAGCTAACGAAATCGGTGTCGCATACAACCCCGTGACCAAAAACCCGCCACAAATCAGGATAAGAATGATACTGTGGATTTTGGCGGACGTCTCACCTATCCGAGATCGCTTATATGCAATGCGCTCCAACTCCATGTCGAGTTGTGCGACACGGAGTTCAGCCTCCTTTTCCGACACCCTGACCAATTGCGCGTCAAAGACATCGCCGAAGGCTTGCCGTTTGACCCACATTTCACCTTTTTGATAGAGCGAGGCGGCGATCATGGTTATCGCGACCGCTAAAAACGCATAGACGACGATATTTTTATTTTTTTGCATCTCAAAACCTCCATTCAACGGTTTCTTCCACCTTGACTGCCATGTCAGCCGCCTCATTCCCGCTTTCGGTTTGCCCTGTTTGCGGCTCGTTGACTTTATAGACTGGAATTTGTGAATAATGGATCATCTCGTAAAGTGTCAACAGATGATTCATGGCGGGGGAAAACCCCCCGCATCGCTTCACTAATTCTTCCCATCGTTCTAAGTGCCCAGGCTGGACGTAGACAAGAAATTTTTCACGCCGCGCATTTTTCATTCGGCTACCCTCCCGGCTTTTTTGAGCATGTCTTTTTCCATCCCGCTCAGGAGGGAAAGGAGCACGTCATGATTGCCTTTATCATCCGTGACCGGTTCACAATTTTCGAACAGATGTGAATACATGGACTGAAATGTTTCCCCCACTCGTAATGCTGTGCCGCCAGACAGAAGACAGGTTTTCGGTTGATACTTGTTGATGAGGCGTCGCATCCCTTGCGTAAATGCCCGCTCTTGCAACAGCCCGCACAGAATGTCCGTGACTTCTGTACTGGCATCAACGGTCACTCGGCCATCCTCATACGAGGTATATGACAGTGTTCCGTCGATAGTCCACTTGATCAAGTCGACGCGTGTGAAATTTTTTCCAGTCAGTCGGTACGCCTCAGTTTTCAGACGTTCCACGAGGTTAAACGTCCCAAGAAATATTGACTCCATCTTGACGTCTGTCGGCGTCGTCATAATGGCGATCTCGATAGTTTTTGACCCGAATTGTAACACCATGACCGGCGCATTTTTGAGCAGTTGCCGCCCCCGTTCGTCACTCAGCACTACGTGGTTCCCCTTGCCATGTATTGCATAAATCTGACTTGTGAGCACATACGCGGATTGCTCACGGACTGTAACGTCAATTGTTAGCTCACGCAAGACTGATTTATCGCTGGCATTCTTTCCCGGCCAGACATGCGTCTCCAAATATTTCTTGAGTTGCTTCCCTGCGCTGATGTTGGCTGCCGGGAGCGCAATCGCGAGATGAACGTTGACAGCGTTTCCGAGCGAGAACGTGTCGCAAGCGTGGTTGATAGCCCAGAAGAGTTGCAACATCAACCGCTCGTCTGTCCAATCGTTGTCAAGGACGATCTGGTTTTCTGGGTCAAGCGGCGCAACATGCTCGCCGACAATACCCTGGAATGGCGACAGAATACACGACTCTTCTGAGCCGAGCATGGCATCCTGCCCGCATCTCAGTCCCATGTTGAGAAACGAAAAGCGATAATATGTTGACGGGTCGGACGGATTATGCGTGGCCGAGACTTTAATCGTTGATGTCCCTGGGTCTATGTTGACCCAAATATTCTGACTGTCTGTTTTCATGTGTTCACCTCTCTCGTGACAAATTGTTGACAAATTGTTGACTTTTTGTTCGACATGGGTTAAAAATAACAACTTTTTTCTAAAAATACAAGACAAAAAGTATACTTTTTGTCTTTCGTTTATAAACATTCGCACATAATATCAACCGATTTTTTGCGATAAATGCTTATAAATTAAGACGTTATTTATTCTATCTTGAAACTATTTGAAGAATTTTATAATATTCTTAAAATAGTCCTTGACAAATCTCATTGGTAGAATTATCTTATACTCACAAGCTAAGAAACGGAATCAAAAACAACTTAACGTTGATGCAAATAAATTCTCGCCATTTAGCGAGAATTGATGAAGACGACCTTGACGTACACTTTTAAAACAATTTAGTAACAAGGAGAGAAGAACATGAACGCTTACACGATGGAACAAATTGCACAGAAGATTTCTGAGAAATTACAAGAAGAATACCCCCATGTTGACTTGTCAATGGGGGTATCGACAGAATCCGAAAACGGCGCTTGGATGTGCCTACGGATGAACATCCTCAACGCCTCAAAAAATGAAGTGGCGGAAATTATGGATGAATTTGCGGGACGTATGGAACGTGAATCGGGATTAGCTGACATGGCGCGCATCCGCCGCGTCACGCCGGAAATGCAGACAGAACAACGGAATTGCGCTCCGTGTGAGTATGCTATTATTATCGGCCGCCCGACGCAGGTTATTCCGGTTGCGAAAAAATGGCAGGCACAGATTGACGGGCGGCGTCATACGCTGTTTGCCCCAACAATCGACGACGCCAGAAAAAAGCTGGCGGCGTCATGGGCGCATTATGAAATGCTGAATAACCACGCTGTGAGCTTTGCTCAGGCGCTTACACACATTTTGTTACACGCGGAGGTGATCTCATGCAATTAGTCAATGTAATTCACAAAAATGGGGCGCTCATGTTGAGCGCCTCCGAAACGCGGGACGGGGCGTGGTGTGGGCTGCATATCGTGTTATCAGGGCGAGATGAATATATTTGTTCATGCTGCGGAAAGGTCATTCGCAAAGGCGCGGCATCCTTTGACCGTGATTTCCAATGCGTCCCTGGTGATGATTTCAGCCGGATCGCGACGCGATGGTGCGTTTCCTGTGCTTTTGAGCATGAGAGTAATGCGGCGCTGGCAGACATCCGAGAGGTATTCAAAAAGAAGTTGCAAAAATTCGCCGACGAGTTGTCAATTCGATGGTTTTTTTATATCCCGAAATTTGCGTATTCTCCGAAATGCGCAAAGCCGATTCAGAAGTTCGGGCAACTGCATATCCAATACAAGGCGCTGATCGCGCAAGGAGGAATATCATGAAAGAGATTAAGTTCTCACCGTTGCACGTATGGAGGCGGTTGAATCCCGCCTCCCCAGAATTTCAGGCTGCGGCATTTTTCCGAGTCTCAAGTCCCAGCGTGGTCGCAAAGAGTGAATATGGCACGATTAAGGGGCTTGGCGCTCAGTTTCTTCTGATGAAGGAACTGGCGCGTCGAACAGAAGAAACGGACATGGCAGAACTGGAAAGCATGTTCGTGATGTTGTGTGACATCGCTGAACACGGCATTCCAGCCGTGTTTGATACGCTGTTCGCGCCGGACGTCTGCGATCTTCCGGCGTGGCATCTGACGGCCTCATGGCCGGACGCCATGAAAGATCGAGCAGCGTCTGTAAAACTCTCGCTGAATTTGGCAGGCATCCAAAAAATCGTCAAGACGGATGACGACGTGAGCGATTCAATTTTGGTTCGAATGACAGAAGCGCCGACGGAGGCATCGCGGGATTGGATGTCTGACAATCGGAATGACTGGGAGTGGTTTGTGGCAAACGTGAAACAAGAGCTTGTCGAACGATTGCGCGGCAGCCGCGATTTCCAGCGGTTTGTCCGCGTCGTTCTGGCAATGAGGGAGGAATAGGTATGCAGTTCTATGAGTTTGCGAACGCCGTGATTAATGTCGCGGCGCGACACGTGAAGATTAAAGAAATTAGTATTGCCAGAGACTTTCGCGTCAGGCTTATCGGCGAGACTGACACGACACATGCGTACCTGGTACGCTGTGCCGTGAAAATCGCGGAATCCGTTGAGTTGGATTATGGCGTTGAGTATGCCATAAACAGCATCATTATCCAATTCAAGACGTAGTTCCATAAGTGACTTTGTTAAAGAATTGCATTATTTCATTTTTCAAGTCACTTTTTTCTTGACTTTTGAATACGGATGTTTTATTGTATTCTTACATGACGAAAAGCCGGTCAGCGCAATGCCAATGAGTCGCATCTGACTTTCTCGCGTGTGACGAAAAACATAAAAATCAATACTATTCACAAGGAGAAAATGGCATGTATAAACTTGTATGGAAAACGCAGAGCAGCAACGCGGCGCAGGATGAACAATACAAAACACTCCATGAGGCGATAAAGGCATTTCAGGAGGCAAAGCGTGGGTTACATGTACATGGCGGTGGGTTCGTCGCAATTTTGGAAGAAGACTTTTTTGAATCAGGCGCGCAGGCGCTTGTCCGCTGGGAAGAACATATCTCCGGCGGGTTCGGAAGCGGGACGGCATGGTATGACGTCAACCCTGCTGAGAATCTCGGTCTGACATGTGAAAACGAAGGATGCTGTTGGAACGTGAAAGAAGAAAGTCAAGACATGTGTGAAGACTGCGAACAGGCAAGTCTTGACATGGTCTTGGCCTATCTTGCGGGGGGAAGTAAATGAGAACAAGTGATGATATGTCAAAAATCGCGCCTGCTTATGTCAAGGCATGGGCAACCGTGCAAAACATGTTTAAAAGCGGGGAAGTTGATGGGAAATACCGGTATCTTGAACATGATAAAATCGTAGATCAACTCAAGGCAATTCTGCCCAGATTTGAACTGTGTTGTATCCAATCCCCTGGAAAGATGGAGGGTGATCTTGTCTCGTTAGAAACAATGGTTCTCCATTCATCAGCGCAGTTCATCGAAGGAACGGCGACGTTCCCGATGATGGGGATTATTACGACTCGTGACGGGCGTGCGGTCATTTCAGGCGCTCAAGCTGCCGGGGGTGGGTTGTCTTTTATTCGTCGTCAAGCTTTATGCGCGTTTTGGGGCATCGTCGGCGATAAAGATTCTGACGCAAACGTAGACTGGGGGAAACGTGCTGATACTCCGGCACTGCTCAAATCAGAAATGGAAATACTGACGCAGTGGCAGAGAGTGATTGACCGGGCATCCGATATGGATGAGTTAAAAACAGTCTATATTGATTTTTTTAAAATGGCAAAAGAAAAGGCACTCTCGCACGAATTACGGATGCTTGTTGAGGTCGCGAAGGATATTAAAAAAGAAGAGCTTGAAAATCCAGGGGGGATCGCTGTATGACGAAATATGAACAATGGCGTCAGGCGAAACTTGGCAAAATTTCCGCGTCAAATGTCGCAAAACTCATGACAGGAGGCCGGGGGAAAACTCGACAAACATATATATATCAGGTAGCGACAGAGATTTTGACGGGGATATATGACGAGGGATATATCTCGAAAGCGATGCAACGCGGAATTGACAAGGAACCTGCCGCACGGGCTGAGTATGCGTTTCAGACAGAGCAGTGGGTTGAAGGGGATGGGATTACATTTTATTCGCATTCCAATATGCCGTTTTTTGGCGCGTCACCTGACTGTCTTATCTCCCCTGATGGGTTAGGCCAAATTAAATGCCCTGACTCATCAACTCATATCGCGTTTTGCGTCTCTTTGACCATCCCTGATGAGTATCAAATACAGATGCAGTCAGAAATGTTTGTCATGGGGCGTGAATGGAATGATTTTATTTCGTTTGATGATAGAGTTCAGGACTGTCCGCTTGCCGTCGTGAGGCTTATGCGGAATCATGAGATGTGTCAAAAGATTTCTGACGCTGTCAATGCCGCGTGGCAAGAGGTTCAGGACATTATAACTACCGTGAGGAGAAAATAACATGATCATTCTCTGCATTATATGGGTGTCTCTCATGCTTGCCTGCTATCTTGAGGGCGTGTTATGACACTATATCCCAAACTTATCGCCAGGGGCAATATGCTTGCCTCTGCGTTACCACCACAGTCCGCGCTCGTGTCACGATGGGGCAAGCTCGTCGAACAGTCGGCGAAAAACACGCTGACATCAGACGAGAAAGCAGAGGCGTATGCTCTTCTTGACACGATGGCGCGGATACGGAGGACATATAACAAATGAAGCAGGCATGGGAAGATATGGAATTGGAAGGACTGGCACGGGTGAGGCAAGATTTCCCTCGCTGCTTTCAAATTCGGGACTGGCATCCTGAATTGTTTTTGCGTGGGGTGTCCGGGAAGCCTGAGCAGAAATCACAGAAGGCGCTGATTGCCTGCCTCATGGCGATCTTTCCTGAAAAACTCGGCGAGTATGTGGATGAGGACGGGGCACACTATCCCGGACTCATCGTGTCGGTTGCCGATTTCTTTGACAAGTCGGCGCGCACCTACACGCGCAAGGACGGCACGCAAGGACGGTACTCAACACAGATGCAGAACTACAAACGTATGGGATACCAGCGCGGGAGCGCGGACATTACAGTGCTGTATCCATGTCATGACTATCACGGGTTCGTCTGCGAATTGAAAAAGCCGGGGAACTCGCAAAAGCGGAAAGAACAGAAGAGAATGATTGAATATTTGGAGGGCATCGGCTATTATGCGTGTATGCCAAAAGGCTATGCCGGCGCGCTGCATCACTGGCTGACGTACCTATTTACAGACAGGTGTGAACGGCATGACACACAAAATTGTTGAGGAAATGATGATTGTCGAGAAAGACCACGTGACAACTGCCGCTGACCGACTGCTTGGCTATGTCGGCGACGTGGCGATTGACACGCGGGCGGAATATTTTTGCGGGCATCGCGTCACGCTTGACGGAAACCCGACCGCGATTCTGGCATTATCGCCGATGGTCTACGGCACGCGGCAGCCCTTGCCACGCAAGGGGCGGGCTGTCGTCTGGGATGAGTTGAAGCCTGTCGTCAAGGGCTTGGTCAAGTCAGAGATTGTAGACGCATTCGATCAGCGCGTCAGTGTCGGAGCCGAGAAATACGGCACAATGCTGGAAACACACAACGGACTGGACGCGCATCTTGACGCGATTCAGGAAGGGATTGATCTGTTGATGTATTTGGGCCAGTTATGGCTTGAGCGTGGAAAACCTGACGTGATTTATCTCATGATCGTGGACTTTTGCGCACTCTTGACGCGCTTATTCGCTTACAAAGGAGGTGAGAACCATGATTCCAACTGAATATCTTGTGTCTGCGGCTTTGCTATTGATTGGAATTGTCTGCTTGTGCGTGCTGTTTTTCGGCATGGGCTGCACGCCGATGTATTAAGATTGATGGGGCTGGTCAACACGTCCAGCCCCATCAATTGGAAAGAAGAATTCTTGAACATGGGCGCAAGGAGTCGCCCTTGTCAATAGTAACGCATGTCTACGCAGATTTGTCAAGAGATTTTTCTTTTTTTCTTGACAAATCTAATTATCTAATTAGATTAAAACGCATGAAATATACTATCTCATTGCATGATGCGTTATCATCGTTGCGTTTTTCGCCGCCTCCGAATCTTATACCTATCGATGGGATAGGGCGCGAAATTCTATTACCAACCGGCAAAAAACGTTTTACCGGAAAGCAGCCAGGAACCCTCGCACATCCTATCACATGGAAAGAATATCAGTCGCGTGTCATGACCCGTGATGATTATGACACGTTATTCCGGCATGATGACCCGTTTGATGCTGTCGGAATTGTCTGCGGTGTCAATGGCTGGACGTGTTTTGATTTCGACAAATGCTCTTCAACGTCAGCGATTTTTGAGTTGTTGGATGGGTTAGGGATTGACGAGGGATATGAATGGGTTGTCGAAAGTGGAAGCCGTCATGGTTTTCACGTGTGGATTTTGTCAGACCCCATTCCGGCGCGGCATGGTCTTCCCGCAAAGCGACAAGGCGCGGGAGTCTTTTCTGCGCCGGGTGTTGGGTTTGATCATCTTGAGTTGCGTGTTGAGCGGTGTCAAACGCTCATCCCTCCGTCAATACATCCTTCTGGGAACACATATAGATTTATACACGGATCACCGTCAAAGGCTCCTGAAAAAATTGCGTGGAATAAAATCATTGACACATTTTTTGAGTTGACGTATGCTCAACCGGTTTTCCATGCTCTCCCTAAAAACCAGCCAACTATAAACACGCAAGAGACGCTTTTTGACAAAGTTAAGGCACGGATAGACGTTGACGCAGTGTTTGGCGAAATTGGGTGGACGTACAGTGTTGATGGTGTCAATTATGTGGGAGAATGTCCAGAGCATGACTCTCAGAGTGGGACGTGTCTCAGATGGCACATCGAAGATGGTTTTTTTTATTGCTTTCATGAGGGATGTAATAAGTCAGGAGACATCTTTCATCTCATCTCACTTTTTACCAAGATGAAACCATTTCAAGCATTGGAGTGGTGTGTCAGTCGATTCTGTCCTGACCTCCAAACATTACTACAGCATGAGTCGCCGCCACACCCGGCAGACCTTACATAATGAAAAAACGAGTGTATATTCCCGTGAATCTGTACCCTGAAATCCACAAAAAAGCAAAGATCGCGGCGACGCAAGCAGAGAAACCCTTGAATCTTTTCGTGGCAGAATGTATCGAACAATATTTAGTTGAGCAAGGAGATTCTACGCATGGAGAACCTACAAAAGAGCAGATCAAATGATATTTCTTTCGAGGCTGCGCTGCGCGTGCTCTTTATGCGTGGCTTTAAAAAACGGCTATCAGACGCCGAGTGGATTGACTATGTCAAAATATTTAAGTTCAGCGGCATCCCATTTGATGATTTTGTCACGATTGCCAAAAAGTCTCCAGGATATGAGGCGCAAGGCATTTTTAAAGCATGGAATAGTATCGAAAGCGATGGGAATACCCCGTCCGTCGTGCCTATTATTTCGATAGCGCGTGAGATTGATAAAGACTTATATCTCACAATGAAAAAAACGCTCGACTCTGGCAAGAAGAATGAAGACACGCCTGAGCGGAAAGCGGATAAAATCGCATGGCTTTTGCGTGGGTATAAACTGACGTACAACACGTTACGTGATGCGATTTTTGTCAATGGCGAAATGCTGAACGATACCATCTTTGCAGGAATTCACTACCACATGATGAACGCTGGCATTTCTTCGCAAGAGGCTATTAGAAGCGTGATGACGGCAACAGCGGCGATGAATCCATATAATCCCATTGTAACATATATTGAAACTGTCAAGCAACACTATGACGGAAGCCCTCAACTTGAGCATCTTTGCTCTTTTTTTGAGGATGAGGACGGATTATTTCCACTCTATCTCAGGAAATGGCTTATTGGCGCGGTGCGAAAGATTCTTTTTCGAGAGCAGAATCCGATGTTTGTCATGATGGGGTCGCAAGGGGTCGGGAAAGGCTATTTTGTCCGCTGGCTCTGCCCGGTTGATGACGTGTTTGTTTCATCAATCATCTTGCCAGATAACAAAGATCACATGATTCGGGCCTGTGAGCGGTGGATTTGGGAAGTTGTTGAACTCGGCAGCACGACACGACGCGCTGATATGGAGGCGCTGAAAGCGTTTCTCACACAAGACGTGTTTTCATTACGACGTCCCTACGGACATTATGATGTTGATAAGCCTGTTACAGCGTCGTTCATTGGCACGATTAATGACGACGGAGCCGGGTTCCTCTCTGACAGCACAGGCAATAGAAGGTATCGCCCCGTGACCATTACGCGCATCAGGCATGAGTATGCAACAGCGATAGACCGCGATCAACTTTGGGGCCAAATCATGATGCTTGTTGAGCAAGGTGAAACGGCAGACCTCGGAGCAGACGACAAGCATGACTTACAAATCCACGTTTTGCCACGCTACCGGCGCGTGAATATTTTGGAAGATTACATCAACGAACTGTTTGAGCGTTCCGACTATATCACGGCGTCAACGGAGATTCTGCGCGTTTTGAATGACGCAGGTTATAAAGGCAAGACGGACAGGGGGGACATGATGGATGTCGCGGCAGTCATGAAAGAGCTTGGATACGAAAAGGGCGTCACGTCAGATAGCGGTAAAAGAGGATATTTTGTGCAAATAAAAGGCGAAAATAGGCAATCTGGAGAAAATGGAAATATTTTCTGATAAAACATACAATAAAATGAGAATATTTAGCGAAATCTTTTTTTTCACATTCAACCATTTTAGCTATTTCTGAGGTTGCAGGAGGTTGTAGTCGACTGCTATCAGGTGCTTTAAGCAACCTTACAACCTATATTACTAAAAATATATAAAATGGTATAGTAATGGGTAATAGTAGGTATATAAGGAGTAACATAAGAAAAAAGGTTGTAGGTTGTTAGAGCGCATAGAGATAAATAATGATAAAATAATGACTTTACAACATTTCAACCTTGTTCATACAACCTTGCAACAGATTGGACGCAAAAACAACGGAGGCGAAACTTTATAATGAGATATTTCAAAACTCAGCACAGATGTCAGGGCTGTCAGCAACTCTTTGCGCGGCGCTCGCTCGGCTTAGTGTATTCCGAGCGCAAACCCAGCGGCTTCTATTGTCGCGCCTGCTATGACCGTGTGATTCAGCCAGGACGTCCGGCCATGCCAGTTTTTACGTCAACGCTACAACCGCAGCCTACGCCGGAACAGATCGTGTATTCCGCAGAATGGTATGCGTCCAAAGGCATTGACACGCTGCCAAATAGAGCGGGATAAAAACACGTAACGTGTTGAAAAAGAAAGAGATAACTTTGTCAATATTCATGTGAAAGTCAAAAAAAAGATAATTTCTGTCACGTTTTTCTTGACTTTCACAACGGGATGAGTATTAGTAGAAACATGAAAAAGAAACAAGGAATCAAACAATATCTCAGTCTTGACGATACCGTCAAGGCTATACAAGCGTTTTTGCAGTCTCAGCAAATGAAATACGTCGATGTAGCGCGACTGCTCTGCGTCAGCCCTGGACTGGTTCGGCGGTGGGACACCGGAGAACGCCAGATGCCACTTCTTGCGGCGCGGGCGTTGGAGTGGTTCGGCGAATTATCGCCGTCAAAACGGGAGAGAATCATGCTGAAGGTGAGAGCCGATGCACAAGTTCAATAAATCCGTCCCGATTGGCGGCTTCCCGTCCATGACGGCCTTCGCGCTGCATCATCACTTCCGCCCCATGACAGTCTTCGATTGTTACCGGGACGGCATGAGCGCCGACGAGATTGAAGAGTACATGCAAAGGCGCGACATTGTGGTCAGGGGCTATAGATATACATCCCTCTGTAATTTTGCGCAACGTCAGCGGCTTTCCCGACGCGATGTATTAGCGAGATTTCGAGCAGGAACGCTGGAAACCGTCGCAAAAGACGTGCGCTCCCGTGTACATGACGTCATCATGCGCAGGCTTCGCGCAAAAGTCATCGCGCTACACATGAAACCGTTTGACTCAATGGCGTTCACATCCCCCGCTGACGACTGCCCGGACATGAACGCGACGATTGAATCCGATGTACATCGGGCGTTCCATACATTTCATGCGATGGGCTACACCGTCCATGAGGTCGCCCTCTTGCTGGATGAAAATTATCAGACACTCTCGTATATATGGCGCGGCGCAGGCATTCCCGTCGTGCGGTCAGTCTGGTTCGCGTGTACTTTTACCAGGATTGTCGAGCGCCTACAGCCGCTCTATGGGTTTAAAATCGAGACGCGAGAAGAATTGTCAGGCGTCATGTGTCAGCTATTCCGAGAGAAAACGGTTGAGGAAATCAACCACCTGACAGGAATTGATATGAGGACGCTCGTGCGGAAGAAAAAACAACTTCTCTCCAATCCTATTTCGCTGTAAATCCTTACGGCGGAAACTCCTTGTCAATCAGTCAATTCAAGCCATATTCTTCCTAAAATTCATTCTTTTTCTCATTCTAAAGTCACTTTTTTCTTGACTTTAGAAGCGCATTATTTTATCTTATACTCACTTAACGGGAAAAGAAATTCTTAATTTTTAACAAGGAGAGAAGAACATGAAAGACATAAGAATCCTCAATAAAGAAGTAGCCAGACAAGGCAATTTAGTCGCGTTGACAAGTCAGTGGACTCAAGGCGGAACCTTTGAAACGTGCATCTATCTTGATGATCGCGGGGAATTTATCGCCGGGCGGCGACGGGCAGAGCATAAAACATTGAAAGGCGCGACAACCTGGGCCAGAAAACAGTTAGGATTATAAAAGGAGAGAAGAACATGCAAATCAACCAAATGGTCAGAGGAAAAAACATCAAGCCAGTGAACCGGTATCTTGACAGCACAAAAGCGTTGACAGATACGCTTGTTATCGTGGACATGCTTGACGGGCAGGTCGTCGCAAAGAACGGCGCGGGCGATAGATACGAGGGGCGGGAAGAAGACTTCCTGCCCGTGACGCCGAACCTTATCAACTATCATTACAATGACGTGGACATTCAGCGGGCGAATGCCTGCCATAACGGAACAAGCTGGACACCAGAACGGCGGGGGTATCTCTACGCTGAGGGATATTGTGTTGAAATGGAAGAACTTGACGAATATTTTAGCAAACTGGTCAATGACGACAACCGCCCCACGTTAGTCGCGGCGCTGGAAACCTATCGGAAAAAATATCTCTCGCTGATGTGGTGTTACCTGAACAGCCACGCCAATCTGATGAGCAGCGCGATTTCCGGCCCGTCAAATTTCCCCGTCCGTCGAGCAGAGAAGCTGTCACGGTGGGCAGGCAACCACCTTGACACGTGGGTCAAGTGGCAAAAGAAATCACGGGAGAGGCTGGACAAACAGTTCAACCCGAAACATTCGCATGTGATTTCGTCAGACGATAAGGACGTGCTGGACAAACTGCGTCAGAAAATCGACACACTTGAGAGAGTCCAGGAAAGGATGAAAGCGGCGAACGCCATTTGTCGCGGCAAGAAAAAAACCGATGAACAGAAAGCGGATGAACTCAAGGCGCAAGGATTCACAGATGACGCCATTTACTCCATGTTGCATCCGCGATACACTTACGAGAAACAAGGCTTCCAAACGTATAAGCTCACGAATAACAACGCCGAAATCAGACGTCTGAAAGGCCGGTTGGCGGAATTGGAGCGAAAGGCGAAAGACGTCACAAAAGAAGAAACCTTCGGAGACGTGACGATCAAGGATTCCGTCGAAGACAACCGAGTTCAGATTTTCTTTCCGGGGAAACCATCTGCCGCAGTAATAACCTACTTGAAAAAACATGGGTTCAGGTTTGCATTTTCAAAAGGCGCATGGCAGCGGCATCGGTCAGCCGACGCGCTGGAATATGCAAAAGAAGCGGTAAAAATTTCTTGACATATTTCCCCACCCATGAGAGTCTCATCCCTGTCGAAAGTCACAGGGATGACCCTTTAGAACGTGCTATGTATTGTATATCGCCCGCCTGCATCGTGGATGTTGGCGGGCATTTTTTTGACGGGGGGAAGCCATGAAAATCATCTTAAAAAAACTCAACAGCCTCGCCATGTTGCCACGTCGCGCCACGACAGGCAGCGCCGGGCTGGATATATACGCCGCGTTAGAAGAACCGGTTGTCATTAATCCTGGACGGGTCGCCATGATTCCGACGGGTTTATCGTGCGAGATGCCGAACGGATTAGAGGCGCAAGTCAGATCACGCTCTGGGCTGGCGCTCAGGAATATTTTCGTGGCGAACAGTCCGGGCACGATAGACAGCGATTTTCGAGGAGAAATCTTCATCTTGCTCAGGAATGGCCGCCGGGCCACGTGGATAGATAGAATCCGTTACCTCATTGACGTGATCTGCTATGGGCCGGAGGAAGCCAAGACACGCGACGCCAGCCGCTTTGTCGTGTACCCCGGTGACCGGATCGCGCAACTCGTGTTTTCGTCTATCCCCCTCATAGAGGTCGAGTGGGGCGAAGTCGGCAAGACGGAGCGCGGGGCGGGGGGTTTTGGGAGCACCGGCGTGTAAATTTTAGCAGATTTTTTCTTGACACGAAACGCCGTGTGTGGCAGAGTCCCCCCATGAACAGTTTCGTCAACTCACAGATTCGGCCTTGTGAGAGAAGCAGGTAGCGCGAGCGATTCAGACCGCCAAAGCCTCGCATAAAATCGGCCACGTCATGCAAAAAAATCTTGACAAAATCCCATAACCCGCAGACACTCCTCATGACATCACACACAACTTCATAAGCTTTTTTCAACGGCTGTCTCCCTACACATGTCTCGGATGTGTAGGGAGATTTTTTGTTTGCTTGACTGAGTGAATCTCACCATATTTTTTTTACATTGCGCTCTCGGCTTTTAATATTAGGCGTTTTCTCTAAACGAAAATGAAAAAAAACACAAAAGTCTTGACAAGATAATATTCTCTTGCTATCCTATTCACATAGAAACAATTTATCCGTGACGTTCTATTTTTGGGGAGTGCCCTTATGAGTCCACGATATATTGATTTTGGAACCAATGATTTTTTTCGTGTGGATGCTGTCATTGGATTTTGCGCGGCAGGGCAGGAGAGCGCCCGCCCTATCAAACGATACGTTAATGATATGTATCTTGACCACAATATCATTGACGCGACGCATGGCAGCAAGACGCAAAGCCTTATTTTCATTTGTGGCGGCAAGTGTATTTTGTCAGCACATTCTCCTTTGCTAATCCTTGAAAAAATGAGGGAAGAACGTCAATGACAACGCATCAAGTTCATGGCACACACACAACCCGCGTCAATGCCGGGTATCCTATCCGAGTGAAAGAAGCTGATGGTGATCCGAGCCTGCTTATCCACACGATAGAGTTTGAGGATGGCAGTCTCACCGATAACCAGGACGGAACTGTTACAAGTCGGTTGACTCGTGACCATGCGCAGCTTGACAATCGTGAATGGAGCGTTGCCGCACACACCATTGACACAGACATAGACATGAAGGGGCATGATGTCAATGCGGTCGGCGCGATAACCCTTGACACTGCCTATGTTGAGAGCGGAAACGAACCGGTTGGAACGCTTTGGTGGAATGATGCAGAGCAGACATGCAATCTTCGCGTGGCGGCTGATGTCATTCTCCAGGTCGGTCAGGAGATGTTTTTCGAGGGCGCGAATCACACAGGGACGCGAATTGAAGACGGAACGCCCGTTATGTTCGCAGGCACAACCGGCAACTCTGGCAGGCTGTTAATACAGCCCGCTATCGCAGATGGGTCACTGCATCCTTCATATACGATGGGCATTCTGACAGAGGGGCTTGACAATGGGGAAAGCGGGAAAGTCACATGGTTCGGGAAGACGCGAGGGTTTGACACGACCGGAACCCCGTATGGAGAGACGTGGCATGATGGCGATATTTTGTATATCTCTCCGACAACAGCGGGGTATCTGACCAACGTTGAGCCGGAAGCGCCAGACCGACGCATTCGCATCGCTGTTGTTGTGCATGCCCACCAAAACGGGACGCTCGTCACGCGCCCGACGTTCTCCTCTCGGCTCACAGAGCTTGACGATGTCGATGGAACCCCCTTGACGACATCAGGGCAAATTCTGGTATGGAATAGCGTCAACGGATATTTTGACGCCTCTCACAATATCAACGCCATCGTCAAAACAGCACTCTCATCAGACCCGGCAGCCCCGCCAAACAACAGTCATATCATGTGGCAAAGCGACGGATCGGGAAGCGGAGATGACGGGGATATTATGATCAAAATCACGAATAGTTTAGGCACAACGAAAACAGCAACATTGATAGACTTTAGCGCATTGCCATAAGGAGGCAGCCATGAAAAAATTTGCACTTGTATCACTTTGTATTCTCACCATTCCCGTCATTGTTATTTTTGGGTCAAATTATCCAGACAATGTTATCCTGAATAACATTTATGACGCAACTACCAACAGCATCCAGTCAACGACGCCAGACAGCCTCAACCTGGATGCCTTCGGACGTCAGCGCGTCTCTGATACGGGACAGCGGTTAGATGTCGAGTTTATCTATGGGAAACAGCCAGACATCATCGACGAAGTGAAATCAGGCAACGCGACAGTCACACACAACGCGAACGCCAGGGATGTCGTGTTAGCAACGACCGAAGTGACCAACGGCACAAGCGCCGCGCTCTATAGTTATGACATTCCATACACTCCAGGGAACAGCGCCCTCATTGACATTACAGGAACGCTTGACAACGCAGACATCGGAACCGGAATCGCGTTTTTGTTTCTACGCACGTCCATTAGCGGGTCAACGACAGAAACCACATACGCGCAAAGCGTCTGGAACAAAAATAGCGTATCTGATGTTGATTGGTCAACCTCTCAGATTTTGAGCATTGACTTTCAAAGCCTGAAAGTTGGGCGCATCAGATTCGCGCTTGTGAGAAATGGCTCCCCAGTTCCTCTTCATGAGATTTATAATGACAATATTCGGGCAACGGGCTATTGGCAGACGCCGACGCTCCCTATCTTTTGGAGGATTTACAACGATGCGACATACACGTATGCTGAGATGGGCTACGGTGACACGTCCAATGCCATCGGCCTGCGCTATCGCCTTGCCGCGAATGCCTCGGCAACCATGCGGGCGATTTGCGCGACCGTCAAGAGTGAGGGTGGTCTTGACCTGAGATCGTTACCAGGGCTTCAGCGGTCAGCCGATACAGGAACAGGAGCAAAGACTGTCAGCACGACGCTTATCCCCATTATGTCCATCCGCCCATCCGCCACATTCAACAGCCTGACGAATCGCGGGCTTTACGTGCCTGACGGGTTTACCGTGACAGGGGATAACCCGATCAGGTATGTCATTTTATACCGACCGACCCTCATTGGCGCGAATTTCGCATCAGTTGGCGCGACAAGTGGAATGGACGTTGATACCGCCGCCACTGTCGTGAGCGGGGGAACCGTGATTTTCTCTGATTTTTTGGCGACGGGGCGGAATAGCCTGACACAAGTATCAGGACTGCTCGGCAAGACTATTCTCTCCTTGCGTCGCACGGGGACGTCAGACATTTTGACGATTGCGGCGATTAGGACGTCAACCAGTGACAGCTCCGTCAGGGCGGCAATCCAATGGAAAGAAATCCGCTAATATTCTTTTACAAAAAAAGCCACTTCGGCCAAGCGAAGTGGCTTTTTTTGTTTGTATTTGCGCTCGTTTGCCATTCTTCTCATTAACACTTGACAGGTTGCTGTGAAAAGTGTTACATGAAAGATATGGCAACACGTATTTACGAGATTTTCCGCCCTGGAAATTGGAACGGCTACCACTTCGGAGACCATGATCTCATTGATATGGTCAATAATTCGAATGCTGCTCGCCATGAATTCAGGGCGCTGATCTCGCTCAATCATGAGGAAGTTGCCCCAGAAATTATCCGCGAAGCCTCTTTTGGTATGGCCGCAAGATATTTCCTTCAAAAGGCGAAAGACGGAGTCAAATCTGTCTTCGCAGAAGTTCAAAACATCCCTGACAGCCTGATTCCTCTCCTTGACGCGCATTATCCTAACCGCTCGGTTGACCTCTTCTTCCGGTATCCTACGCAAGGGGGGAGGGTTCTGAGAAACGTCATCGCGGGAATTAGCTTTTTAGGCGCAAAGATGCCTCCTGCGGTCAAGGGGATGTTTCCAAAAGAGTTACTTCATCCATTTCACGATGGCAGGCTATCGCCTGACATTGTGACAATTACATTTTCACACCAAGAGGAGAACAAACCAATGCCAAACACTCAACTCTTGTCAGCCAAACGCGCAGCGGACGGAAAAACGCTTGCCGAGATTTCCGAGGCATCAGGGATTGATGCCGTCATTCTCGACAAATTGGAATCCGGCGACATCCTGCCTAATGATGACTTACGAGGTCGCGTGCTCTCTGCGTATGGATTCATTGACGGCGAGCCGACGCCCTGGGAACGTGAGGCAGACACTCCTTCCGCATCTCTTGACATCTCCGTAGTGCCTCAACAGGATCGCCCGCAAGAGACGCCAGCAGAAAACGCCCCAGAACTACCAGAACCGCCTACCATAGTTGATGCCGATGCCGTATCACCAATGGAAACGGCTATCACCGACACGCCAGACATGATCGCCATGCGCGATGAGATTTCGGCGCTCAGAAACGAGCTACAGCAAGCCAGAGAAGACAAGGCTGCTGAAAAGTTAGCGCATTTTTTCGAGACGTTAGCCGTCAAACATCATGCGTCACAAATTTTGACAGGCCAACATATCCAGCAGTTTGCACAGAAGCTGTCGCACTCCGGGAAAGTCCAGTTTGCGGAGGGTCGGACGCATAGCCTGCGAGATGAATTCTGTCATCTTTTGCAAGGATTCGCCGAGCAGGGCGTCGGCGCCGTGCCTATGGGTCAAATCGCCGAGCCAAAAGCCCGCTTCGCCGATAACGTTACTGAAGCGCGACACCTTATTGAGGAACGTATAAAAACAGACAACATTCCATACTTGCAAGCTCGGTTAGCGGTCAAGGGCGAACGCCCTGAACTGTTCCGAGAGGAGGACTAAACACATGGCAACAGAAGCGCAAGCAAAATTTGTGCCTGGGTCAGGCATTACAAAAACCGCAGAAGGCGCGATCACAGAATATGCCCTGGTTGGATTAGGGTCAAGCGATGGGCAAGCAAAGATTCCCGCCGCGAAGGGCGTATATGTGCATGGCGTTGCGTATGAATCTGCTGACGACACCACCACGTTCACGGCGTTCGGTCTTGGCAATATTATGCCAGTCATTGTGACAGAAGCCGTCATTCCCGGCGACGAATTGACCGTCGCGGCGACATTAGGACGCGCACAAAAAGCCGTATCCACTGACTGGGTGTGTGGCATTGCACTCGAAACCGCAACCGGCGCAGCCGAATGTATCGAAGCCAAGATGGTCGGATACGTGAAACCGTAAGGAGAAAAACCGATGAGTAGAGAATATGTAAAGCCGTTATTGACAGACCTTGCAATCAGGACGCGGAACGACGGAAACGATTACATGCAAGACATCCTCTTTCCGTTTGTGCCGGTATCCACGCAGAGCGGACAATATCGCGTCTTCGCAAAGAAAAACGAGCTTTCAATTCCAGACGTTGAGCGCGGGCCGTCTGATGAAGCCAAGAGCGCAAACTACGCGATCAGCCTATCAGAGTACAACTGCGCCGATAAAGCGCAGAAATTCTTTATCTCTGATAACGAAATGCGCAATCAACAAAACCAAGCGAACGGGCAGGGAAGCCTTGACATGGAAGAAGAGACGACAACCGTCTTGATGTCAAAACTCATGTTGGCGCGAGAGAGCCGTTGCGAGACGTTAGCGTTCACGTCGGCGAATTATCCCGCTGCGAACAAAACGCAACTTGTCGCCGCGACACAATGGGATAACCATAGTAGCGTTGACAGCATCCCCATTGATATTATATGGACGGCATATCAGGCATGTCACAAAAAGCCGAACACCGTCTTTATGGGGTTGGACGTGTTTATTCAACTGACGTCACATCCTCAGATTTTGGAGCGCATCACCGGGGGAGCCTATCCTGGATCGCCAGCGATGGTGACGCCGCAACTGTTGGCGCAAATCTTCCGGGTAAATAACGTCTATGTCTGCGAGGCAATGTACGACAGCACCCCGAAGACGAAAACCACATTCACCAAAGGCTATATCTGGACAAAACACTGTGTGGTTGCTTACATCAACCCCAGCCCGTCCACGATGGACAATAGCGCCTTTAAAACGTTCAGGTTCACCCCCGAAGGCGGTCAAGATGGCATTCGCGTTCGCGTGTATCGCGATGAGGCCAGAGGTGGCGGCGGCGTATGGGTTGAAGTTGACCAGTCCGTTGACGAAGCCATTATTGACAGCAGCGCGGCCTACATGATTGAGGACGCCATTTCATAACACACGGGGCGGGACTCCCGCCCCTTTTCTGTAAGGGATACAACATGAAAAAACGCATATATATTCTTGCAAGCCTGCTTGTGTTGATGTTCACATTAACAATTGTTGCGGCAGAAACCAGAGTAGGAACAGTTGAGCAGATTTTGTCAGGCGCTCTCGACAGCAACGGAAATTTTTCCGTGACGTTGTCATCGACTGACAGTACCACCAACACGGCATTGACGAATACCGTGAGCCGTCCCGCTACGTTGACGCACCAAACCAGCGGAACCCCTGCGACGGGGATCGGAGTCGGAGCGTCATTTGTCCAGGAAACCAGCGCGGCAAACAATGAGACCGTCATGCAATTAGACGCCGTGATTGACGACGCGACCGCAACGTCAGAAGATGCCTCTTTTTCAGTCAAACTCATGGCCGCCGGAGCCGCCGCCGCTGAAAAGTTTGCAATTGAAAGCACAGGCGTTGTGACATTAGTCAATGGCGAAACGATTGACAACAGCACTGATGGCACTATCCTCTTAACATCTCCTGTTGTCGAAGTTAGCGCCGCGCTCAAATTAGAATTTGAGACGTCCGATCCGTGCGGCACATTTCCAGAGGGGACAATCTTCTATAATGACACCGCCAATATTGTCTGTTTTTGTGATCAGGCTGGTGATGACTTGAAAGTGGCAGACGGCGCAGCCTGCTTCTAAGGGGAAATCATGGCAACTGTGACATATACAACAGACGCCAGACTGATTCTCAGGACAGGAGAGCGAGTTATCCTGTCCTGGGCAGCCACCTGTGAAGGCGTGGTCGACCCAGAGAAGCTTGACGCCGCCCGCGTTTACGGCTATAATTGCATCAACAGCCATTTACAGACGCGCTACGGCGACTACTTGCCATTTGTGGGTGATGCTATTCCTGACATCCTCAAGGATATTGAAGACTCGTTGGCGATCTTTTGGTTGGCATCGACCAATCAACAAGCCGGAGAGATGTATATTTTCGCATACAAGGAAGCTATGCGAAAATTGGAACAAATCGCAGCAGGTGATATTCCCCTTGTTTCAGATGGGGAGGAGTTGCCAAACCCAGGCAACGCCGTCACGTCAGGCAACGCCGTTTCAACGACTCGGAACTGGACGCCGGTATTTTCACGCAAAAATAGTGCATTTAACTCGTATGTGTTGCAAGTATGAGTAACGTGATTGTCTCAATATTGGATGGGATTCAAGATGTTTTGCAAGGCTCAACAGCCTTAAAAGGGTATGGAGTGTGTGCGCATGCCGTCACGATTTCCGAAAACGGAGACATTGCACCATCGCTTCCTATGCCTGGGATCGCGATTGCCAGCGGAGCCGTCACCCGGCAGGATAGGGATATGGCGGGGCATAGCTCTTTTATTACGTTTGAGGCAATTATCCATGCGTACACAGAGGACTTTTCAAAAGCTAATCACGGGCCGGACACCCCGTCAAAAGATTTGAAATCACTCTGCTATGAGATAAGCACTCTGCTACATCGGAACAAGATGGGATTAACTCTTTTAGACGCCAACGTCGGAACGATTGTATTTCCAGCGTTTAGCGGGAGAAATTACGTTGATAGATGGGAGGGACGCATCCCTCTTCTCTACCGATGGATAGAATGTTATGAGTAAAAAAGACGAACATACAGCAAGAAAGCTTGACGTCAAGGACTTCTATTCGATAGCCCAAACAGTTCAGCACGTCATGGCTGAAGTGTCACGGGTGAAAAACTCCATTGAAATGGCACAAATTATCAAAAAAGGTGTCAACGTCGTCGGCACATCACAGGACGCGGTGGCCGCGATTCGTTCCGATGTGACGGACATTATCGCATTAAGTCTGGAACTCTATGACAAGAGCTTGCTGAGGTCGCGCACGCTTGACGCGCCCAAAGCTCCAATGGACATTCAAACCCGCGAAGACCTGCTTGTATTATTACAAGCCAG